TTCTTCGCGTCCTCATAGAAGATCTCGTAGAAATCGCCCATGCGGTAGAACATCAGCTGGTCGGGGTGCTGGTTCTTCAGGCGCCAGTACTGTTGCATCATCGGGGTGTGGGAGGACAGATCGGGGCTATTTTTACTCATCGGATACTTAGGCGGATTCGTTTTGAGTGGAGTGCGAAGTCGGGCGCCTGGCGCGGGACTTTTTCGATGGCGGCAAGGTTAACACGGGTGGTTGGATGTCCGCTGATATGGCCTTTTCAAGCCTATCCGGATGGGGAGGAATGAAAGCGCATAGGAATATCAGGCTTACTGGATGTCCATGCATATATCTATGCATAAAATATGCAAATCAGCATTTGCCATTCCCGAAAAGCGCAAGCAATATGCGCATTATGCAAATACGCAACGTTTCTACCGTCCTACGAGCACTGCTCGACCGTCACGGGATCTCCCCCACGGAGCTTCACCGTCGTACCGGCGTGCCCCAATCCACCCTGTCGCGCATCCTCAGCGGGAAGATCGTCGATCCTTCGGACAAGCACATCTCGAAGATCGCCGAGTATTTCGGCATCAGCACCGACCAGTTGCGCGGACGCGCACCGGTTGCCGCTGCCCGGGATCAGGAGCAGGGCACGCCGCACTCCGAACTCAAGGATATAAGCCTGTGGGACGACGATACGCCCGTCGATGAAGACGAAGTGTCGGTCCCCTTTCTTCGCGAGGTTGAATTGGCCGCTGGATCAGGAAGATTCGTCATAGAAGAGAGCGAGAAGGCCAGCCTGCGTTTCGGCAAGCGCAGCCTGCGCCACAACGGCGTGCAGTTCGACCAGGCCAAGTGCGTGACCGTGCGCGGCAACAGCATGCTGCCGGTACTGCGCGACGGCGCCACGGTCGGGGTCAACGCAGGCAAGAGCGCTATCGGCGATATCGTCGATGGCGACCTTTACGCCATCAACCACAACGGTCAGCTGCGGGTGAAGCAGCTTTATCGCCTGCCGACCGGGATCCGCCTGCGCAGCTTCAATCGCGACGAACACCCGGATGAGGACTACAGCTTCCAGGAGATCCAGGAAGAGCAGATCACCATCCTCGGTCACGTCTTCTGGTGGGGCATGTACGCCCGCTAAGCGCTTCTGATTGAGAAAAAACCCACAGCCATGTGGGTTTTTTTTCGGCCGCAAAAAAGCTCCGACCCTTGATCTGCATGGCTTCCATGCATTTACGCAAACGACACGCATAAATAAATGCATTTGTGCATTGACTGTATATGCATACATGCATATTCTTTGTCTCAAGCCGGCCAGAAAGGTCGGTGACAGGCAGAGATGCCAGGGGCAACCCACCGCTCTTTAGTGGCACCGCTTCAAAGAACAGGCAGCGATGAACCGGCCTTGACGGTTCAGAGGGTTGGCAACTGACCCGGGTGTGCAGCGTAAAGCACCGTAAGCAGTTATCCGGCGGACAGGGTCGCGGTCGGAAGAACAATTTGAATCGATCCGTACCGCGCCAGTAGCGCCGAAAGATCAGGTGTCCGGCCGGGAGTCCTCATCGCGCAAAACGCGATCGGCTTCAAGGCTGGACATCAGGACCGTATTACTGAAAAGCCTGGGCGACCGGGCTTTTTGGAATGCCCACCGAACGCGGGCTCTCAAGAGAACCCTTCACCTTGAACAACAAGCCCAAACCATCACCGGCCAATGAATGGCCCTTTTTTATTGCAGGAGGCGTGACATGACGAGCGAGCAACAAGCGTTGGTGGACATGCCTATCTGGCTGGTCATCCTGCTGGCCGTGGTCGGCGGGGTTTCCGGCGAAATGTGGCGCGCCGACAAGGACGGTGCCCGCGGCTGGGTTCTGCTGCGGCGGCTGGTACTGCGCTCCGGGGCCTGCATGGTCTGCGGCGTGTCGACCATCATGCTGCTGTATGCCGCCGGCGTATCGATCTGGACCGCTGGCGCCTTTGGCTGCCTGACCGCGATGGCCGGTGCGGACGCCGCTATAGGCATTTATGAACGCTGGGCGGCCAAACGCTTGGGAATTGACGAAACACCTCCCCCCGAGACTCGGCCGGAACAATAGCTGGACAGCGACCCGAGCAACGAGCACCCCGGATACCACCAATGGACTGGAGCCACCGGGCCCGAGAGCAGGGCCCAGCCCGCAAGGACGCGGGCTTTCTGGAGGCAAGTGATTGCCTGTCGAACCCGTCAATCGACGGGTTTTTTATTACCCGGTGAACCCCCATGAACATCACCCCGATTCTCACGCAACTGCGTGCTCAATGCCCCAGTCTTGCCCAACATATCTCGACCGGCCTTGATCTCGACCTGTTGCAAAGCAACACCACGCTGCAAACCCCGGCGGCCTTCGTCACCGTGATGACCGACCTGGCGAGCAAGGACGCTTCACAAAGTGTCGCCCGGCAAACCCTGACCGATCGCCTGGAGCTGACCCTGGTGCTCGACGCCAGCAACGGTGCCCAAGCCTTCGACCAACTCCACAGCCTGCGCGCCGAACTCTGGCGGGCCCTGGTCGGCTTCAAACCCGACACCTATTACAACCCCATCGAATACGACGGCGGCGAACTGATCTCGATCAACGCCAGCCGCCTGCTCTATAGCCTGCATTTCTTCGCCGAGTTCCAGCTGGGGCGCAATCGCTCCACGGACCCGGCCGAAACCTGGCACGAGCGTGAATTGGACGGCTTGCCGTCTTTTACCGGGGTCACGGTGAAGGTCGATGCCATCGATCCCGCCGACCCCAATCTGCACCGCCCAGGCCCCGACGGGCGCCTGGAGCTGACTTTCTCTGGAGACGTAACGCAATGACCCAACGCATCACCGTAGTGCCGGCCCCGGGCCGCGCCGTACCGGACCCGGAAGCCGGCGACCTGCTACCGCTCGAAGGCCGTGAAGTGGCCGACAGTGCCTGGTGGCGCCGTCGTCTGGCGGATGGCGATATCACCCTCAACGCCGTGCAAGCGGCACAACCACAGGATGCCCAATAATGGCTATCGGATTCAGCAATATCCCCGCGGACCTGCGTGTTCCGCTGTTCTACGCCGAAATGGACAACTCGGCGGCCAATAGCGCGTCGTCGACCCTGCGTGGCCTGATCGTCGCCCAGGTCAACGACAACGCCACCAGCACCGAAGTCGGCAGCCTGGTGCTGGTTTCCAGCGTCGCCCTGGCGAAAAGCATTGGTGGCCAGGGTTCCATGCTCGCCTCGATGTATGACACCTGGCGCAAGACCGATCCCGTCGGCGAGATCTGGTGCCTGCCGCTGCAAAGCACCGTGGGCAGCATCGCCAAGGCCGATCTGAAACTGACTGGCGCCGCCACCGAAAGTGGCGTGCTCAACCTGTATGTCGGTGGTGTGCGGGTGCAGGCCGCCGTGGTCAACGGGGCGACCGCCGCCCAAGCCGCTACCACCCTGGCACTGCAAGTCAACGCTGCGACCGACCTGCCGGTCAGCGCCGTGGCCGTCGATGGCACCGTGACCCTGACCTGCAAATGGACCGGTGACAGCGGCAACGACATCAACCTGCAGTTCAATCGCCTGGGCAAGAGCAATGGCGAGCAGACCCCTGCCGGCCTGACCATCGTTTCCGCGCCAATGGCCGGTGGCACCGGTGTGCCGGACCAGGTTGCGGCACTCGCGGCACTCGGTGACGAACCGTTCGAATTCATCTGCCAGCCGTGGTCCGATGTGGCAACCCTGAATGCCTGGCAAGCAGCGATGAACGACAGCGTTGGTCGCTGGTCCTGGTCCAAGCAACTGTTCGGTCATGTCTACACCGCCAAGCGCGGTACTGTCGGCACCCTGGTGGCTGCCGGTCAAACCCGCAACGACCAGCACATGACCATCCTGGCCATGGAGCCGGGTGTGCCACAACCGTTCTGGGTCCAGGCCGCAGCCTTGGCCGCGCGGACTTCGGTGTTCATCTCCGCCGACGCCAGCCGTCCGACCCAGAGCGGTAGCCTGGCGGGTATCGATCCTGCCGCAGCCAGCGAGCGCTTCACCCTGACCGAACGTCAGTCGCTGCTCAGCTACGGTCTCGCCACCGCGTACTACGAAGGCGGTTACGTGCGCATCCAGCGGGCGATCACCACCTACCAGAAAAACGCTTACGGCCAGGCGGACAACTCCTACCTGGACAGCGAGACCATGCACCAGTCGGCCTTTATCGTGCGCCGTCTGCAAAGCGTGATCACCAGCAAGTACGGTCGCCACAAGCTCGCGGACGATGGCACCCGCTTCGGCGCCGGCCAGCCGATCCTCACCCCGAGCACCATCCGCGGTGAACTGATTGCCCAGTACGCCAAGCTCGAACTGGAAGGTCACGTGGAGAACGCCGAGATGTTCGCCGATCACCTGATCGTCGAGCGCGACAGCCAGGACCCGAGCCGGGTCAACGTGCTGTTCCCGCCGGACTACATCAACGGCCTGCGTGTGTTCGCGCTGCTCAACCAGTTCCGCCTGCAGTACGACGCGGCGGCCTGATCGCCTGCCCACACTGCGTAACCCCAGCCCGCTCGATGCGGGCTTTTTATTGCAAGGAGATACACCATGGGTCAACTGATTGCGGGCACCTGCTACGTCAAAGTGGACGGCGCTCAACTGACTATCAATGGCGGCTGCGAAGCCCCGCTGATGTTCGTCAAACGGGAAACGGTCGTGCCGGGTTTCTACAAGGAAACCGACGTCGCTCCCACTTTCGCGGTAACCGCGCTGTACACGCCGGACTTCCCGCTCAAGCAACTGGTCGCCGGTACCGACATGACCGTCACCTGCGAATTCAGCAATGGCAAGGTCTACGTCCTGGCCGGTGCCTATCTGAGCGACACCCCGTCTGCCAAGGGTGACGACGCAACCATCGCGCTGAAATTCGAAGGCATCAAGGGGACCTGGCAATGACTGATCCAGTGAAGTTGCAGGTGCCCATCGAGGCCCACGGCGAACCCCTGAGCGAACTCACCCTGCGCCGTCCGACGGTGCAGGAGGTGCGGGCGATCAAGGCGCTGCCGTACAAGATCGACAAGGGCGAAGACGTCAGCCTCGACATGGATGTCGCGGCCAAGTACATCGCCGTCTGCGCCGGCATCCCGCCGTCGTCGGTCAACCAGCTGGACCTGTCCGACCTCAATACCTTGAGCTGGGCGGTGGCGGGTTTTTTCATGAGTGCGGCATCGCAGCCATCGGCGAGCTGATTGCGGTCGCCTATGACCTGGCCTGGTTCTGGAAGGTTGACCCCGAACAGATGATGGCCAGGCCACTGGATGTGCTCCGGGAATCCCTGGAGCACGCGCAACGGATCAATGCGATGCAGCAGGTGCAGTGATGGCTACGACAACTAATACGCTCACGGCGAATCCCCAGACGGTTGTGAACATGGCCCTTGTCGTGAATGGCGTCCAGAAAATGGACGACGACATGTCAGGGGTCAGCAAGAAAGTCGAAAGTTTCAAAAAGAGCCTGGAGGACAGCGGCCTGGGCGAGCTGGATCTCTCGGAGCTGTTCAAGGGCGAAGGCTTGGCCGCCCCTTTTGTCGAGGGCGTCAAGGCTGCGATCGAGGCGGAAAACAAGCTGGCCGAGGCCCGCAAGGGCGCCGAGGGATCTGATTTAGGGCCCACGGCAAAAAATCTGGCGAGCTTGAGTGAAGCGGTCGACAAGGTTTCCCTGAAATTCGGCCAGGGCTTGTTGCCTGTGGTGAATTCCGTAGTGACGGCTTTGGTTCCGCTGGTGAGCCGCGTCGCCGAGTTCGTGGCGGCCAATCCGAATCTGGTTCAGGGCCTGGCAGCGGGGGCGGTGGCGTTCACCGTCCTGCAAGGTGCGGTGGCCGGGGTGGCAGCGGTGGTGGGTGTGCTCGCTTCGCCGATCGGTTTGGTCGTGGTGGGCTTTGCCCTTGCCGCGGCGCTGATCGTTGCTTACTGGAAACCGATTTCGGGCTTTTTCAGCGCGCTTTGGGGCGACGTCAAAGGCATGGCAGCCAGCTTCATGTCGGGGCTGCAGGCGGTGCTCGATTGGTCGCCAATGCCAATGATTACCGCGGGCTGGGAGACGATCAGCGTATTTTTCGCCGGCCTTTGGGAGTCGATCACGACGGCAGCCACTTCGGTGTTCGACTTTTTCAAGGAGCTGTTTTCCTGGACGCCCCTGGGCCTGGTCATCGACAACTGGGGACCTGTGACGGGGCTCTTCGATTCGATCTGGCGATTGCTCAAGGCCTTGGCCGTGCCGGTGATGGACTTTCTCAAGGGCGTGTTCGACTGGTCGCCAGTGGGGCTGATCGTCAATAACTGGGGGGCGATCGGCGATTTCTTCGGGTCGCTCTGGGACACGGTCAAAGTTGCCAGCGCACCGCTGGTGGGCTTTCTCAAGGGTTTGTTCGACTGGTCTCCGCTACAGATGATCCGCAATGGTTGGGGGGGGATCAGCGCCTTTTTCGAACAGCTCTGGGGCGCGGTAAAAATTGCCTGCGCACCGCTGATGGACTTTCTCAAGGAGATCTTCGACTGGTCGCCGCTGGGGCTGATCGTCAATAACTGGGGGGCGATCAGTGCCTTTTTCGGCGAGCTCTGGGACACGATCAAACTCGCCAGCGCACCGGCGGTAGACTTCCTCAAGATGCTGTTCGACTGGTCACCGTTGGGGCTGGTCATCAATAACTGGGGCGCTATCAGCGCTTACTTCGACACGATCTGGGCCGCGCTGCAAGACCCAGCGCAGTTGCTCAAGGACTTCTTCCAGACGCTGTTCGACTGGTCTCCTGTCGGACAGATCGTCGCCAACTGGGAACCCATCAGCAAGGTCTTTTCTGACTTGTGGGGCGTACTGCAAAGCCTGGCGACACCTGTCATGGACTTTTTCCAGACGATGTTCGACTGGTCTCCACTGGGGATGATCATCAAGAACTGGGATCCGATTGTCGCCTGGTTCGCTGGCTGGTGGAGCAAGTTGCAAACCTTCATCACGCCGATCAAGGAGTTGTTCAGTGGTGGTTTCGGTGACTTTGTCGCCAAGGTCACCGGCAAGGTCGATGGCCTGGCGCAGCAACAGGAGGCCAGCAATGC